ACTTATTCAGTTAAAGCTAGAGCTAGTCAAATTTTAATACTAGCAAAAAAACAAAATATCCCTGCTTATTTTTATACTGATGCGACTGCTTGGTTAAATTTTGACAAAAGAAATTTAGGTGATATTTCTTTACTAACTGGTAAAGAAGATATTAGCAAAGTAAACTTAGCAAACAAATCTACATATAAAGGTTACTTATATCCTTGGATAGAAGTAATGTCTGCTAATAAGGTAGATCAGTTAGGCACCAAGGCTAGAGAAATTTGGTATAGCTTAGTGTTTACTGATATCAATAGATTGGATGACTCTATTAGAGGTTTAGCTAATTCAATGAGTAATGCTAGAAAACCTAATTCTGGAATAGATCGTGATCATGTAGTAAAACTTATTGACTTTATGAATAAAAACAAATTAACTACTGTATCTCAGTTAGTACAGTTTTTAGCTAAAAAATGGCAAGGCATTTACAATACAGAGCGAGATGCTAAGAAAAATAATTCATATACTGATTTTTAGAATAAGTAATGTTAATCACATATAGGATTTTTTATGAAAAACATGATTGACATTAACAACACTTTGGATTTACTCAAACTTAAATTATACAACGAGTACTTGTATCAAGCGCACATATATGATGAAGGCGACAGTGAGTTTCATAAACAACTTACTAAACAAGTAGTAGAAACTTATATTGATCCTCTTGAATTATCTAAAGATGCTCATATCTTAGATTTAGGATGCGGGCCTGGTTATTTCTTAGATGAAATGAAAACTCGTGAATATACAAATACAATAGGTGTTACATTAAGTCCAGGTGATATTGAAATTTGTGAAAAGAAAGGGCATACTATAAAAAAGTATGACTTGTCTTTCTTACCACAAACAGGTGGATATTATGATGAAAGTGTTGACTTTATCTTTTTACGACATGCTCTTGAACATTCTCCGTATCCTATCTTTTCGCTAATGGAATACAATCGTATTCTAAAGCAAGGCAGCAAGATTTATATTGAAGTTCCTGCTCCTGATTGTGATCGTAAGCATGAAATGAATTTGAATCATTATAGTATTTTAGGTCATAATCAACTAGCTGCGTTATTGATTAGAGCAGGATTTACTATTGACAAGTTTAATAACTTAGAATTTGATTTAGGTATTCCTAATCAAGAAACTGGTGAAACACAAACAATGCGTGAAAAGTATTACTGTATTGTGGCTACCAAATCAAAACCCCTAGACATTAGATAAATGGCATTTTTAGTTCACAATTTACCTTTAATTCCCGTTATGGTTAGAAAAGAATATCTTTATGATGGTGAAAAAGGCTTAGGTGAATACATTCCGGGAGTTTGGGTGTCAGTAAAAAGTATAGAAGGTAAAGCTTTGTATTTTGAAACCTTGCTTACTGAATACGGAGCTTTATATGATAAATTACCTATTAGTGCTTTTGTTTGGAAAACAGATTTGGATTATGATCTTAGTTTAGATACTTTACAACTATGGGATTGTTTTGACTACCATATAACTGTTATTAAAAAACCTTTGTTAAGCAGGTGTGAAATCTTTGGTAAAGATCGTAAAATGCATCCTGGTGAATATGTTTTCACTATAGATACATGTCATCCAGATCGTACTATATTAAATCAAAATTTTTCCGAGCACGATCCTGAGCATAAAAGTTTTAACATTATAAAACTAGATAATGGGCAGTTTGCTGCACAGCCAAACAATAGAATTATTTGGCATGATTCAAGTTTGGTGTTAGCAAACAAGAAAACACCTGATTTCAAAGCATGTTCTAAAAACTACAAAGTAGAAACTTCACCTAAGTGGAATGTAGCTCATTCAGACGAATGGCAATACAAAACAAGTCAAGAAGAAACTGATAAAGATTAGTACGAAGTATAAGATAAATACTCTTAGTTAATATAAGAGTATTTAATTATGGCCGTACCGAATCCCTCAGAAGTAGCACCCTGGTACTTACGTAATATTACCCAAGCACTTGCACTAGACGAGACTACGGGTAATGTTTATGTCAGAACTGGATTTACTGGAAACATCGTTATTGACGGAAACGTAAACATTCCCGGAAATGTTGACGCACATGTTTCACAAATCGGAACAAGCGGTGAATTGACAGTTCCTTGGATGCCTGTTAGTTTAGACGGCAATAGTAATGTCACTATATCAGGCGGCAATGTCAACGCCGTAGTCACTGGTACTGTAACAGTAAGCACTATATCATCTAATGTTACTATAGTAGATGGCGGCGGCAGTATTACAGTAGATGGTAATGTTGGTATAACAGGTAATGTTAACATTGGTACAATGCCAAATGTTAACGCAAATATTACAGGTGGCAATGTCTCTGTATCAGGTAATGTTAATATTGGCACAATGCCAGCAATTACAGGTAATGTTAATGCAAACGTCACAGGTGGTAATGTAACTGTAACTCAAGGTACTAGCCCTTGGGTCGTATCAGGAAATGTCAATGCGATAGTCACAGGCGGCAACGCTAATGTAGCAATCACTGGAACTAACCTAGATGCATTTGGTCGTTTAAGAGTGAGTGAACCCTACACATTATTTGACAGCCAAAATCGTTACATTGACGGTGACCAATTTAGTAATATCACTGCTACCGGCGGTAATGTAGTTTATGTTCAAAACGAAAGTTCATTTAATTTAAATGTTTCTTCTACTAGTGGTAGTAGTGTAATTAGACAATCTAAAACTGTTCAAGCATATCAACCTGGCAAAAGTTTATTAACAATGAACACATTTGCAATGGCTACTCTTAAGGCTAACCTAAGGCAGCGAGTTGGTTATTTTACAACTGATAATGGTGTATATTTTGAAGCAGTAGGTACTACACTTAATCTTGTTATTCGTAGTAGCACAACAGGAGTAGTAGTTGAAGAAAGAATTGCACAAGCATCATGGAATGGAAATACCTTATTGTCAGGTATTGTGTTGGATCCGACGTTGACGCAAATATTTTGGTGCGACATTGAATGGTTGGGCGTAGGTAACGTTCGTGCAGGTTTTGTAATCAACGGTCAATTTATCGTATGTCATACATTCCAACACGCTAATCAGCCAGGAAACACAACTGTTTATATGACGACTGCTACATTAAACCCGCGATATGAAATAACAAATACTGACTCAACCAGTGGCAATAGTACAATGAAACAAATTTGTAGCACTGTTATCAGTGAAGGTGGCTATACGCCAAGCACTACAGTTGGATATGTTACTAACAATACATCTCCTACAAGAGTAGGTTCGGCAAATACAGTAATCTCATTATGTTCAATAAGATTAAATCCTGCATATCCGGACGCGGTTGTGGTTCCTGCTCAACTTGATTTGTTATCACTTGATGTTCGGTATGGTCAGTTTCAATTAATTGAAAACGCAACTATTGCAAATGCCTCATTTAGTAATGTGGTAGGATCAGTAGTTCAAAGTGCTATACATACTGATACTATAACAGATGGTAAAGTTGTTTATGCAGGATTATCTAGTAGCCGTGATGAAGTAGAAATTAGTGAAGATGTTAAGAAACGAATTCAATTATGGAGATATGCTAACGGTACACCCAGCACACTAACACTTGCCGTAGCGTACACAGCTACTAATGCAGATTTATTGTGGAAACTAGGCTGGGAAGAACTTACTAACTAAATTGTGAGTACATAAATACTATATGTCTAAAAATCAGCAAACTTTTGTTAAAGATCCATATGTAAAAACTCACTTTGCTACTCAGCAAGAACTTGATGACTTTATAGCTTGTTGCGATCCGCAAACAGGCTACGCATATTTCATGAGTCATTTCTTTTATATTCAACATCCTACTAAAGGTAGCATGTTGTATCAGCCATGGGATTATCAAGTAGAACTAGCAAAAAACTATCACGACTTTAGATTCTCTGTGAATCTTTTATCTAGACAGTTAGGTAAAACAACTACCGCAGCTGGATACTTGTTATGGTATGCAATGTTTATACCAGACTCTACTATTTTGATTGCAGCACACAAATATGCAGGCGCTCAAGAAATCATGCAGCGTATTAGATATGCGTATGAAAACTGTCCCATGCATATTAAAGCAGGTGTCACCACTTATAACAAAGGTTCACTTGACTTTGAAAACGGATCAAGAATTGTTTCAGCAACTACTACCGAAAACACAGGTCGTGGTATGTCTATCACACTTTTATATCTTGACGAGTTTGCCTTCGTAAGACCATCAATCGCTGAATTATTCTGGACTTCTATTACACCAACACTAGCAACTGGTGGTAAAGCAATTATTACGTCTACACCTAACTCTGATGAAGATCAGTTTGCACTCATTTGGAAAGGTGCTAACAAGTGTGAAGACGCATACGGAAACGCAACTGATGTAGGTGTAAACGGATTTAAAGCATTTAAAGCAGATTGGCGCAGACACCCAGAACGTGATCAGATTTGGGCTGATAAAATGCGAGCGCAGTTGGGCGATGACAGATTTCGCAGAGAAATGGGACTTGAATTTTTAATCGCAGACGAAACATTAATAAATCCCAGCACATTGATAGAACTATCTGGTATAGAACCTATTAACAGAATGGGACAAGTTAGATGGTATGAAGAGCCAAAAAAAGGAAATATTTACGCAGTCGGATTGGATCCGTCGCTGGGTACTGGTAGTGATCCAGCTGCTATACAAATATTTGAAGCAAATACTACTAAACAAATAGGCGAATGGAAACATAATAAAACAGATATTCCTAGCCAAATAAAACTGTTAGCACAAATAAACAAATATATCGTTGACAAAACAAACGAACCTAACAATATCTATTACTCATTAGAAAATAATTCTATCGGTGAAGCAGCGTTAGTATCATTAAATGAATATGGTGAAGCAAATATTCCGGGCATATTTATGAGTGAACCGGGAAAGAAACGCAAAGGATTTAACACTACTAATAAATCAAAATTAGCCGCTTGCGCAAAGTTTAAAACATTAGTAGAAAGTAAAAAGATGAAGATAAACAGTCGTAGTTTGATATCAGAACTAAAAGCGTTTATTGCTCACGGTGGTAGTTATGCCGCTAAAGTAGGTGATAATGATGACTTAGTAATGTCTACACTTTTAGTAGTTAGAATATTACAGCAACTAAGCGATTATCATTATGATTTAGAATCTCAAATGCGTGATCACGACAGCGACATTGCGCCATTACCTTTCTTTGCTGTTATCAGTTAATAAAGATAAATACTCTATTAGTTTAGGAACAATAAAATGGCCATTGACCAAGAATCTTTTAATACAGACCTTTATAAACTTTTAAGAACTAGAGGTTATAAACCAGTTCCAAAAGACGCTAAAAACCAACGCACTCAGCCTCAGGCAGCAGAAGTATTTAACTTTACTTTTACAAAAGATGGTAAAGATTATGGTGATGCTTGGGTTACTATAGATGATGCACAAAAAGTAATTTTATATTATGACAACGAACAAGAAGAAAGCCCATCTGGTAAAAGTCCTGGATTAGATTATGACGATTCTTGGTCTGGATTAAAAAGACATTTAAAGCAATGGTCCATGAACAAACAACTTTCATTTGAATTAAGAAACAAAGACGAATTAGGTGACGATATGGCACAACGAGATTATGTTAAAAAGAAAGAAAAGATGAATGAAGGTTACCATTCAATGGGTAACAAAGCAAGTTATAACGACAACATACCTGCTGTTAAGATTATCTTACAACACAATCGTAAGATAGAAGAAGGGGAGCAGCGTTATAGAAACATTGCTAAAATCTTTTTAGAAAACCAAGAAGGTGAAAGATTTTTAGCACCAACTACTCGCCCGGGTATAGCACAAATATATGCTAGACATATTGCTGAAGGCGGTGTACCAAATGATGAACGTTGGAATCACGTTAAAGCACTGTGCGAAGAATACAGCAAAATGGCTGGCTTTGTTCGCGCAACTAAAAACAAACAGTTTAATGAATCTGCACAATCATTAGTAAATGAAGGCATTAATCATTATCAATCATTGCGTGAAACACTAGGTAAGTTACGCGGTCATAGAGGGTACAATATGTACTTTGAATCGTGGACTCCTGCATTGATGGAAGATGATACAGATGGTACACAGATTAATGAACTGTTTGTTCAAGAAACCGTAGACCCAAGAATTGAAAGTGTAATGCCAATCTTATCAAGACTACATACTAAAATAAGAGAAACTCCAGTGAAAGAAGTTAAAGAATTAGAAGAATGGGCAGAAAGTATTTCAACTATAATTGAAACTGAACAGCAATCCTCGTCAAAACTGAAAGTAGGCGATGATGTAATATGTGATTACACAGGTAAACCAATGCACGTAACATATGTCCATTCTAGTGGTAAAGTTAAGTTGGCAAATGAAAAGGGAGAACCGCAGCCCAACTATCGCAATCCAGAAAATCTAAAAAAGATTACTTCTGATATTGGCGAAGGTGAAGAAATTTCAGAAATCGCCCCTGTAGTTGGAGCCATTGCCGGTCGTGCATTAGCAGGCGCTGGCAGGGTTGGTCAGACAGTTGGGTCTGTTGTAGGTCAGGGAATAGCAGGAGCACTATCTGGGAATGACGAAGTTGAAGAAGACTTAGATGCTGATCAAAAGCGTGTAGGCCAACTTGGACCAACTGAAAAAGTAGGTAAAGCGGGTGCTGTTGGTAAATTGGTTGGTGCAAATGAAGCAGTAGCACACGATTCTACTGAAGAATCAGTTATCATGGATATCGTAAATGGTAACATAGACGCATACCAAGTTATGAACCATCCCAAAACAAAACCACAACAAAACGTCGCCGACATATTACAACAGATGTATGATGACGTTACTACTGACCACCCCCTACACTCCGACGATGACTTTGAAAAGATTCTAAACATAGTGGTTGATCGTCTAGCCGACGAGTATGATCCCTATCCAATGTCCGAATCCATCAACGAAAATGCTCAAGATTCTGTAGCAAACGCACTGTATACCAGAGTAACTCGCGTTAGAACTGATTTACTTAACAAATATGGAATAGGAGCTATTAACGATGCTATAGACGAAATTAGTTCACGTTTTGCCGGAGAAGAATTAGACGAAATCGGTTCAAGTGATGTAAGTGGCTGGATAAGAGAAATGGAACAAATACTAGCAAGTAGTTCTAGTATGAATGAAGGTCAAGACGATCTAGACATGATAAAACGATTGATCAAGTAAAAGGGTAAACTAGTTGTTCAAAAACCGCACTTTATTGTGCGGTTTCCTTTTACTGGGTATAAATACTATTGACATATTCACCGACAAGTAGTATTATTGTTTATGTTAGTTAGATAAAGGTATCTAACGAATATTGAAAGACCCAAAGACCATCTTAGGCACTTAAAGGAGACCAACTCATGGCATCGTTAGCAGACATTCGTGCTCGTATCGCAGCACAAGAAAACAAATCAAACAACAAATCATCCGGCCCATCTGACAATTCAATTTATCCTCATTGGAATATTACTGAAGGTACAACAGCTACTATCAGATTTTTACCTGATGGTGATTCAAAAAATGAATTCTTTTGGATAGAAAAACAAGTTATCAAACTTCCATTCAATGGTGTAAAAGGTGACTCTAACGCAAAACAAGTTACAGTAACTATTCCATGTATGGAAATGTATGGTGAATCTTGCCCTATTCTAGCAGAAGTTCGTCCTTGGTATAAAGACGAATCATTAAAAGAAATGGCAAACAAGTACTGGAAAAAGCGTTCTTATCTTTTTCAAGGTTTTGTTCGTCAAAATCCAATGGGTGATGATACTACTCCCGCAAATCCTATTCGTAGATTTATTATTTCTCCACAATTGATCCCTATCATCAAAACTGGTTTGATGGATCCTGAAATGGAAGAACTGCCAACACACGCTACTCGCGGTTTAGACTTTGTTATTCGCAAGACTAGCAAAGGTGGTTACGCAGACTACTCTACTTCTAACTGGGCACGTAAAGAAACTGCTCTTACTGAAGCAGAGCAAGCAGCTATTGATGCACACGGCTTGTTTAACTTGTCAGAGTTTCTTCCAAAGAAGCCTACACAAGCAGAAGTGGCTATCATGAAAGAAATGTTTGAAGCATCAGTAGATGGTCTTCCCTTTGATAACGAAAAGTGGGGTACATACTTCAGACCTTATGGATTAGAAGCTCCTGCAAGTTCTTCTAGTACACCTGCTGCACCTGCTGCAACTAACACTTCAGCATCAGCAAGCACAAATGATGATCTTCCGTTTGAACCTGACGAACCTGTAGTAGTTCCTACTACTGCAATGTCAAGTGACAAGGCACAGGATATTCTAGCTAAAATTCGCGC